ATGTCATTCGAGGGATGTTGGGCAACCTTGCGGGATGTCCCGGACGAGGCCGTTCAGATCGCATGCACGGTCTGCCCCAGGAGCGAGACGTTCCCTACTGCCGATCTGCGCAAGAAATTCGATCCCGAAACCTACATCTGGCACATGGTCACGACGCTCACCAGTTCCTGCCGCAATCGGGAGCCCTATTCCGGTGCAGTCCCCTGCGGAGCTTACACCGAGCAGGGAAAGTCCGCGATGGCAGCAATTCACGCGCGGCAGGCGAAGGCGAATGAGGAGGCCAGCAGAGCCGCCCTGGAGCGGGAGGAGACGGCGCGGCAGCGTGAAGAGCGGGCACGGAATGCCGAAATCCGGGTGGCCGAGCGAAACGGGTGGAAGATGTTCGATGCGATCCCGGCAGGGACGAAGCCCAAATACCGCTGGCAGCAAAGCTGGGAAGATGAGTATCCGGAGGATATCATCGGCTTCGATGGCACCCGTCCGATTGGCCGCGTTTTCCGGTTTGAACCGCACGTGACCAACAAGGACGTATGGTTCTGGGTGCTCTACGGCGTGGAGGAACGAAGGCGGAAACGCCCGGGGCAAGGTTTCGGCTGGGAGGCATCCCGCCTCATGGCGGCGTGCCGGGTGGAATGGTGTTATAAGAAAATGCTTCAGGAAGAGAGGCAGGAAGCGAAAAACAAGCGGGAGGCCTAAGGAGGGGAAATGTGCAATCTCTACAACATGACCACGACGAAGGAAGCGGTGATGCAGTTCACCAAGGCCTTCCGGGACAAAGCGGGATGGAACCAGCCGTCGATGGACGTCTATCCCGGCTATAAGGCGCCGGTCGTCCGCGTCGGGGAAGATGGAGAGCGGGAAATCGCCAGCCTGACGTGGGGAATGCCCTCTCCCGCCTTCCTCACCCGCAACTACGACCCGGGCGTGACGAACATCCGCAACGTGAACTCGCCGCACTGGAGGCGCTGGCTTGGCCCGACAAGTCGCTGTGTGGTGCCTTTCACGTCATTTGCCGAACCGGACCCGGCAAAGCAGGTGCCGGGAGGTCGCGTTCCAAATGCATGGTTCGCCGCTAGCGAAGAGCGCCCGCTGATGTTCTTCGCCGGTTTCTGGACGCCGTGGAGAGGCGTTCGCCGAGTGCGCGACGGAGAGCAGGAGTTCGAACTCTTCGGCTTCCTGACGACCTCACCGAACGAGATCGTTTTTCCGGTCCATCAGAAGGCAATGCCGGCGATATTGACGACTCCGGAGGAAGTCGATCTATGGCTGACAGCACCGTGGGAAGAGGCAAAGCACCTGCAGCGCCCACTGCCGGGCAACATGCTCGTGATCGTCGAGCCCCCGGCCCAACCGAAAGATGATGAGGAACCGAGCCTGCTATGAGTTTAAGTCCTGAGACGCGCACCGATCAGCCAGGCGCCGGTATACATGAAAACCATTGGTGCGAGCATCCGGGCTGCGACAAGTGGGGCTGCTATGGCTTCGCGCGGTCGAAAGCCGAAAAGCCGACATGGCATTGCTCGGAGCATTACCCGCACAAGCCATTCAACCGGGATTGAAGCAGGCGAGGATTATGACATGGCGGATATCCACGAGTTCCCGAAAACGAAGAGCCAACGCGAGGTTGAACAGCTGCTCATGGAGGCCATGAAGAACGTCAACGATGCCATCCGAGCGGCAGCGAAATGCGGGTTCGAAATATCGATTGTGCCCCTGACGGCCCACGCGACCTACAGCGCCGATCCGCTTCCGCTGGTGAACATCCAGGCGCATTTGCCAAGGCGAGTTTCGCGGCAGGAGGTTGCTGACTTCTGAGTGCTTGGCCCATCAACTGTCCAGAAATTCCGATGCAGAGCAACGATGGCACCAACCCACTCAATACCGGCAATCAAACTCGATACGCAGCCTCCTACCCAATGGCCCTTTGCGCCTCGATCGCATCTTCGTTTCGCCAAGCGGTTGCATCCAGTACCTTTACGCGGTTCACGAACACACGGTAAACCTCGTTCAATCGGGCGGCTAGCCAATCGTGTTGGCGGGGCCAATCAGACCGATCCTCCGGATCGATTTGATTGAGCGTTATCGATATCCTTGTGTCCCTCCCCTCCGGCAGTTCGTCCCAATCGAGAGCATAGCCGACTTCCGACTCGATCTCCGATTTCTGTTCTCGTAGCAGATAGAAAAACGCCTTGGCGTCTGCGTTGGAGATATAAAGCTCTGCACGTACTTGTCGTTTTGCTCGCGTCATCGCGGCGTTGACGCCAAAACCACTGCGACCGATTGAATAGGACATCCAGGATTGCGGTTGCGGTTTGCGCTCCCTTGCCAGCGGACCACCCTTCGCCATCAAGACGCTGCCCAGCGCACCCCAATACGCCAGTTGCAGCGCCTTCGTGCTCGTAAGCTCAGCCTCTTCGATGGCCCGCGCGGCCTGTGTCACGAGTTTATTCCAGTTGTTTGGCTTGGAAACAATGTTGAAGCGGGGGGCGGCCGGCGAGTCGCCTATCTTCCAAAGCTCTACCTCCACCCCGAAGAACCGGAAAGTTTCATCAGTGATGCGATTCAGCCAGTCAAGCGTGGAGCGGTGCTCTTCTGTAAATCTGGCGGCGATCCAAACAATCGTTACAGCCTCCAGGCCCGATGCATATGTCAGCAATTGCCCAAGATGAGAATGATCGGTGCGCTCGAGCTGGTTCTCAATCAAAACCCAAGTGTTGGTGCCAATGTCCTTACAAAGCACGTCCGCGCGAAACGGGCCGACGGCTCTTTCCTGGGCCTCCAACTCAAGCTCAAGACCCAGCGTTTCGCCAAGGGTCAGAAGGTTTTCTTCGCGCGCAAGCCACGGGGTGAAATCCGACGATTCGCTCATCCAGATATCGCGAAGTTCGATCTTCACCAGCTTGCCGAGATTATATGCGGTCATGTGTCCCCCTTCTTGCCCCATAGTTCTCCTGCGAAGACGGTGTATGCGATATTTCCTTATTTTATTTTACCACCTCCAGCTCAAGGATTGCGCCGATCAACCCTAACGGCCGAGTGTGGAGGAAACGCATTGGCGACCTCGTCCGTTGTGTTACGATGAATTTCGGAGGCACGGCGATGCCGCATTGCATGGGCTGCAAAGATACTGGCTGGGTGTGCGAGGCTCACCCGAACAAGCCGTGGAGCGGACCGGGCGCATGTTTATGCGGAGCATCCGGCCTGCCGTGCCCCCGCTGCTCCACGGATGCTGACTGGAATGCAGACCCCGACTTTGCGCCGGATGTCCGTGGCGTCTTCCGCTCTGTCATGCACGTAAGCGGGAAGAAGGTAAGCTAACTGTTACTTTAGATATGCAAGAAATTGCATGGGTCGGGAACGCAATCGAAACGGCTTGCAAACGGAAGGCGAACCGTGGAAATCGCATCCCCCGAATAGGTGATGTGCGTCCGATTCACCTGTAATACTATGAACCGATCATGTTGGAGGGGGTACATGCGTAGGAACTATCGGTTCACCAACTTTGATGACTACATAGACAACAGCGATCTGCCGGAGCGGTTAATCTCTATTCTTGAGCGGTCGGGTTTCGAGCGGCTTTCCACTCTAACGCGTCTGAGCGATGTCGAACTCTTGCTCTTGCCCAACATCGGACCGCATTATGTAGCCGAAATCAGGCGGGTTGCCCCGTGCAGTTGCACCGGGGGTCTCCTTTAGCTCCCAACCCTATTGGAGAAGTCCTACCCTTTGTGTGACCCGCCGTTGCGGTTCACGAGGCCCGCTCTGTCACGGGCCTTTTTTTCGATCTGGCGAGTCCGCCTAGGTGGTGGCCTGGGGGTTTCACGTCGTCGAAGGAGTACATTGGCAATGGAAATTTGCTCCGTCTGCGGTAGATCGTTTCACCTGTTTTCCATCGAAGATAAGTCGCGTCCGATCAGGCCAACGCAGGTCGTTTGCCCATATGGGAACCACGTTCATCGATCGGAGACTTCAACGCGCACGTATGTATGCTTGCCTGCAGGGTCGATACCGCGGAGCCCACCTCCGCATCAGCCGAACCCAAACAACGGCAAGTCCCATATGGAATGAACGTCAACGATGGTGAAGCCGCAGGCGTCTTGGGCAACGCCCGCGCGCCATCTCGATCTGTGACATCAATTTCAGTTGATCCCCCAGAAATAGGGGGATTGAATTCTAGCTTCCACGAAGCTTCTTATCCGTCCGGCACCGGCGGCGCAGGCGTCGGAGCTCAGGGCGGTCGGGGCACGTGTGGAGGTTCCGGCCGCTTTTGACGTTGTAGCGGTCGGCCGTAACCTTAACCGCTAACCACAGCGGCATATTGCGCTTGCCGCGAAACCACTCCGAGTTCTATCAGTATGGGACAGACGACGTGGAAACCCATGTTCCCCTCGCAAAAGCGGCACTTTTATCTCTTCGGACGACGTATCCTTCACGTCGTCTACGATCCGGTCACTCGCGTGCTTCAACTTACGTACCGCAGCGGACGCAAACGGACTTACGCGGCCATCACCCCCTGCCAACTCCTCGCACTACTATCCAGAACGAGGCCAAAACTTGCGATAGCTGCGTACTTGCCTGTGTGGGGCGCCTGGGCGGAGCGGCTTTTGACGCTATAGGGCGCCGCGTTGGTTTGTTACCACGCCTAAAACCTAGCTCTGAGCCAACTGGATGGTGGGCATCAACGCCCATGCCTGTGCCGAGCACACTCCTCGTAGGACCAGATGTGCGCGGCGTATTCCAACCTTTAAAGAGCTTAGACGAGAAGAAGGTGAACTAGCCTCAATTTAGATAGCCCGGAACGCGATCGAAGTGCACAGATGCGGTTGGCCGATCCGAGGCATCTCGCGATGAATGCTCCTGAAAAAACAAAAAACCAGCTGCTCGGACGGGTTTCATGCTGCTCCGGAACCTAACCATGCCGCAGGCGTTGCCGGTCCTCGTTGAAGGAGAACCGAAACCATGAGCGACGTCACAGCAATCCCGAGCCTCGACCTGAAGCGCTACCTGGGGCGCTGGTACGAGATCGCCCGCCTACCGCTCAAGTTTGAAGATGATGCCGCGACGGACATCACGGCTCATTACTCCGTCAGTTTCAACGGCAAGATCCTCGTCGACAACCGTTGCTTCGACAAAAACGATCGTCCCAAGCAAGCGATTGGCGAAGCAAGGCCGACCGACGAGACGAACGCAAAGCTGAAAGTCAACTTCCTTCCGGCTGCGCTTCGCTGGTTACCTTTCACTGACGGCGATTATTGGGTGCTCAAGATCGATCCTGAGTATCGGGTCGCGCTGGTCGGCACGCCCGATCGCAAGTATCTTTGGGTGCTCGCGCGAGAGAGTGCTATCTCGGACAGCACCCTGGAAGACTACCTAGCGGAAGCTCGAAGGCAGGGATTTGACCTGACGAAACTCATCAGGCCGCGCCACACAGGGCGGCAGGTGAGCGACGCCATCCTGAAAAAATGACCAGTCTTGCTAAACTCCTTCCATAGAGAAGAAACCGCCAAAACGAGCCCGTCCACGACACTACCGAAGCGGATTAATTATATCCGCAGAGCCTGTTTTTCGGCTTTGGAATAGCATTGCATTCCATGTTGCCGGTACGGCCTTGAGCGTATCCGCCCTGCGACCTGGAATAGTCAACAAGCTGTCTCGTATCCATCTGCATAATCCGCTGGCGTCGCAATTCGTTCTCTCGCATCTGCGCCGTAAGCGGTGTCTTGACCCCACCTTCCGGATCAGTGCGCGATTGTTGATGTTGTCGCCGAACGAGGCTTCGACATATGACGATTACAGGGTTTACGCATGGCACCAGTGAAGATGTGCCGTTGCAGCGGTTTGAGGTTTTCACCGGAACAGGGCGTCGCCGCGACTGGAGCGACGAAGAGAAGGACCGCATTGTCGCCGAGAGTTATAGCGGCGAGATGTCGGTCAGTGCTGTTGCGCGTCGGCATGGGTTGTCGCCCGGCCAATTGTTTACCTGGCGCCGGCAGGTGCGAAGTCAGGCGAAGCAAGAAGCACCGCCTATGTTTGTGCCAGCGGTAATTGATCGTCCGGCAGATCTACCCCCAACGCTGAGAAAGACGGCGAGAAGCTCTCGTCCAATAGCGGCAATCGAGCTGGAAGTCGGTGGCGCGATCGTCAGGATCGCATCGGGTACGGACCGCGCAACCATTACCGCCGTCATCCATGCCTTGAAGGCTCAGCCGTGATCGGTCCGTCCGGTGCGGTAAAGGTGATGATCGCCACCAAGCCCGTCGATTTCCGTAAAGGTGCTGAGGGATTGGCGGCGCTCGTGAAGGCGGAGATGGGTGCTGACCCATTCTCTGGCACGATCTATGTGTTCCGCGCCAAACGAACGGACCGGATCAAGCTGATCTTCTGGGATGGCAGCGGCGTGTGCCTGGTTGCCAAGCGGCTTGAGGATGGCGAATTCCATTGGCCTCGAATGCAGGACGGCGCGATGCATCTGACGGCGGCCCAGTTCTCGGCATTGTTCGAGGGATTGGACTGGAAACGCGTTCATGCTCCGAGCGAAACGCGAGCGCCGGTAAAGGCTGGATGACGGCCGCGACCAATTGAATCAGCGTCATCCAGCCTCTCGATCCGAGCGGTAAAATATGCTGTTCTCGATCCATGGCGATAACGGCGGACGAGCTTCCGGATGATCTGAACGCGCTGAAAGCGATGGTGCTTTCGCGCGAGGCGGAGAACGCCCGTCTGCGTCAGATCATCAAGGAATTGCAGCGCCACCGGTTCGGTCGCCGTGCCGAGACGCTCCCAGAAGATCAGCTCCTGCTTGGGCTTGAAGAGGCCGAGCAAGTCGAGGCTGCCGGTCTGGAGGACAACGAGCAAGCCTCTCCCGCTGTTCGACAGGCGCAGGTCGCCAAACGCCGCACGAACAGAGGTTCGCTGCCAGCCCATCTGCCGCGCATCGAGATCGTGGTCGATATAGATGACCACGCCTGTCCCTGCTGCCGCAACGACCTGCATCGCATCGGCGAAGACGCCAGCGAGAAGCTGGACCTTGTGCCCGCCCAATTCCGCGTTCTTGTGGTGCGTCGGCCAAAATATGCCTGCCGGGCCTGCGAGGAGGTCGTTGTTCAGGCTCCGGCCCCGGCGAGACTAATTGAAGGCGGCATTCCGACCGAGGCGACCGTCGCTCAGGTGCTGGTTTCCAAATATGCCGACCACTTGCCGCTGTATCGCCAGGCGCAAGTCTACAAGCGTCAGGGCATCGACCTCGACCGTTCGACGCTCGCCGATTGGGTCGGCCGCGCCGCTTGGCATCTGCGTCCTGTCCATCAACGGCTGCTCGATCATTTGAAGTCGTCGTCCAAGCTTTTTGCCGACGAGACGACGGCCCCGGTGCTCGACCCTGGGCGCGGCAAAACCAAAACCGGCCAGCTCTGGGCCTATGCGCGGGATGACAGGCCGTGGCATGGCGAGGACCCACCCGGCGTCGCTTATGTCTACGCGCCGGACCGTAAAGGTGAGCGACCGATGGCCCATCTCGACGGCTTCGTCGGTATTCTGCAGGTCGACGGCTACAGTGGATATCGCCCGCTCGCGGCAAAGAACACCGTGTCACTGGCATTCTGCTGGTCCCACGTTCGCCGCCGCTTCTATGAACTCGCCGCGGCCGGTCCGGCACCCATTGCCAGCGAGGCGCTCAAACGCATCGCCGAACTTTACAAGATTGAAGACGAGATACGTGGCCTCGCACACGAGAAGCGTAGCGCCACGCGCCAAGAAAAGAGCCGACCGATCACCGACAGCCTCGCTCCCTGGCTGCGCGAACAGCTCGGCCTCATTAGTCAGAAGACGAAGCTCGCCGAAGCGATCCGCTATGCCCTGTCACGATGGGAAGGATTGACCCGCTTTATTGACGACGGCCGTATCGAGATCGACTCCAACATCGTCGAACGATCCATCAGGCCAATTGCCCTCAATCGCAAGAATGCGCTGTTTGCCGGTTCCGACGCCGGGGCAGAACACTGGGCAACCATCGCGTCACTTATCGAAACCGCCAAGCTCAACGATGTCGAGCCGCTCGCCTATCTCTCGGACATCCTCACCAGGATCGTCAACGGGCATCCAAATACCCAGATCGATGACCTGCTGCCGTGGGCCTACGCCGCAAAGCCCGAACTCAAAGCCGTGGCCTAAGAACACCGCTTACTCTGCGCCTGCATTCGGGCGATGTTTTCATCCGCGCCCGGAAGCGTCGGCGACGGCGAATATCGAGGTGTAGCCTGAGCCGAGCCCTGCGAAATTCCATGCGCGGCGCCGATAAGAAGAGCAGACATTGCTTGTTCGAACTCGGCCTGCTCTGCTGTCGTGCAGCCGCCCAGCATGACTGCGGCAATACTTACCATGATCAGTTTCATTCGCCCCTCCGGCCCCGACGGCTCAATATTTCTGATCAATAGACAGAATACATCCCCCGTTCGGGTTATGAGGCCACCCGACCGTGGCAGATGAAGACCACATTGACGACGCCGTCGAAATTGTATGGGTCCATGTTGACGATGTGGAAATCCACCCCGCCGGCCGTTGCGATGTCGTCAACCTGGGGCACGATCGCCAGCCCTACCGATGAGATGTAAATCTGCCGATCGCTGGTGAGGATGTTCGTCCCGTCGATGTACCGCTGGTCATAGGTCATCGGCACCAGCTTGGCGGGGTAGCTTGTTACCGTGGGATCGCCGCCGAAGATCGGATCGGGAGGCGTGGTGCGCTTGATGGGGTCCACCTACCCGTACTCTCGATCAGGCGCTCCGCTGTGCCCGGCAGGCGGGTGTAGAGGAGGTTAGCCACAGCGGCCCGCCTTCTGAGCAACGCCACTTCAAAAAGGTTAACGGTTGCCATAGACGAACATCTCTCGCTCTGGTTTAATCACTGTGGGGAAATGGAGGGGGGACGATGAACTTCAGAATTTTAAGTCTTTTTGCGCTTTGCGCCGGCATTCTTGGCGGATGCACAACGCCGAACCAGGTTGCTACACCGTCGGACGTTACCCTAAGATCAGCGGTCATCGAACTGACGGACACGTTGTACCTCGCGCAGATCAGAGCGGCAGGCCGACCCAAGACCGGGCTAATTGCCGACTCTGCGGTGGTCGAGTTCAACATCGCCGCAAAGGCTACTAACAAAACAAATGCCAACGCCGGCGCAGAGGGTATCCCGCTTGGCGTCGGGGGCACCCTTGGTCTTTCAGTGGCGAATGAGGCCTACTCCGAAGGCAGCCGCGGCAACAAAATCACCCTGACGTTCAAGAACATCGCGACAGCCGATTATTCCAAAGGTGGGGCCGCTATCGCTGATAGGTGCTTGCGTACGCCTCAGCCGCCGGGATGCCCACCAATCATCATGAACATCCCGCCCTTATGATTTAGACGACCAGCACGCCCGGCAGGCACGGCACGAGGAACGGCCACAGCATGCCCTAGATCGCCGTGACGACCGGAGTGGCGAGTGCGACGAGATCAGCCGGGGTGGCGTTCGTTGCCGTTCCTGAAAAGATAGAGTTCCATCATCGCTGACGGGGCCGATAGGACGCCAGGGAGGCGAAGCCTCACGCGCAACGCACTCCCGAGCGATTGACGCCCTTTCGGGTCTTGAGAATGAACAAGACTTGGCTTGCCGTTGAGCATGGTCGAAAAGGAACGACCGGGCGCGAACCCCAATCTTCACGAACAACTGTCCGCCTTCCCGAATGGTGGACATTAAAAAAGGCCGGGGCGTAAACGCACCGACCTTCCTAATCATCGCTTTTCTACCTGTGCCAGTACATCCGTGGTCAAAAGTCTCGCGACGACGGCAATTGCGAGCGGCGATTCATTCAGCGCTCATCAGCAATGCCGATGCCGGGTGTGTAGCTGCCCTTTGTGTTCGAATTAAGTGCACTTAGCGCTTGGCCAGTTAATCTGCCGCGACGCAAAACGCGTAACGCGGCCTTAGGCGTCCGCCTCACGTGAACCCAGAGCCTGCACGACGCGCTGGCAGTTCTCGTTACCCGGTGGCAACAACGTAACTGGGTCAACCAAGCCAGCAGCAACGCCCAGGCCGTTGGCCACTGCCCAGCCCCAATTATCTTGGGCAAACTGCAGCAATTGAGGGCCTTCGACCGCGATGCAGGCTCTACCTGCTTGGATGATCTCCTGGGAAGGGACACCCTGAAGACGCTCTGATAGTTCGGCCTGGAGCGGCGTGACAACAAAGATAGCGAACAGATAGCTGATGAATTCAGACACATTGACCTCCCTGGTATTCGCGGGAGATAGGTATGAATTGTTGATTGCACCAGTTCTGGAGTTCCCGGGTAGGTGCTAATCCCAAATGCCGACGGCGAGTTGAGCCCATACTGCCAACAGTGCGGCAACGACCAGACCGCAAACCGCTATCCGTGCGAACAAGATCGCCGTCGGACTGCATCGAAACGTTGATCGTCACCCGACCGCCCTGCTCGGCACCGATTTCCAGCGTTTCGACATGCATGTTGCCAGTCCAGGTCACGATGCCGTTGGAGAATTCCACCTCGACCTTAACGGGAACGGATTCGACGCTCTCATATGCATCGAGCCAGGTGATAACGGCGGATGCGGCAAGGACGCCCTCGCCAGATACGGAGGCCGTTGTGCTCTCGACGTCCCGACCGGTCGACATAGGCTTGTCGGGATCCTCGCAATCAGGAATGAGAACTTCGCTCAAGCTCTTGCCCAATGAAAGGCTTTTGCTGGTGAAGCCGCAAGGTGCGGCGTAGACGATCGGCGATGCTGCATTGCCGAGCAACACGCGGAATTTGCCAAAGCGGGCTGTTACGGGAGCGCTCATTCATATCTCCATGAAAAAGGCCGCTGTAAGCGGCCTGTGGTGGTTTTGGTGGTGGTCGGCTGGTCGGCAGCTAGTGAACTTCGACGAACGCCGTGATGCTCACGATGGCGCGGTTGGTGGCGCCATCGGATTCCCGTTGGTAGCGGGTGATGCGGTGCCTCAAGGAGACCAGCGCATTGGCGGCAAGGGGGAACTCCGCCTCATGAAGGCAGGCACGAACCGCGCCGGCAATCTTGCGGACCTGTGCGCTACTGAATGCCTCTCCTGAACCCCAGGACCAGCAGTCAATCTGCATGGTAATCTCAAGTCCGTCGACGCAATCGGCATCGTCGGTCAGCGCGTCGGAGGGTCCGAGGGAGATGTAGGGTGACTGAAGCGTGCCGTCGGGCGGCCGGTCATAGACTTTAGCCCCGACGAACGCCGCCACGGCGGCATCAGCCTTCAACCTCGCCACAATAGCCGCGGCGAGTTCATAGGTTGGATCCATGATTGCCCCTATATCAGGTAGATGCGCTTGGCATGCTTCTTCTGGTTTGCATCCGCCCATAAAGGGCGAAGATTGGTGAGCGCCCAGCAAGCCTTAAAATCTGGATCCTCGTCGTCTTCATATAAGAACGAAGACTTCGGAACGATGTGATCAATGTGCCACTCGCCCATATTCGACCATGACATGCCAGGCAAAAACTGACGCTCAATGTGCCTGACAAGATCCTCCAGTGTGTAGCCAACTACGTGCTCCCACTTGCGCCCACCCTTCTTCTCTCGAATGGCTTGATAGATTGCGCTGGCCATTCTAGCATGAACAGCAAGAGAAGGGTCTGCGGCGTACCGTTGTCGGGCGTAGTAAGCCTTCTTTAGCCTCGCCTCAGGAGTTGAGCGTCGATCCCTAATCGCATCGATGTTTTCCGCCCACCACTTCCGGTTCCGCTCCCTGAAGGTTTCAGGATCGTCCTTCCTAACCTTCCGCATGTGGGCTCGACGAGAAACTAGGATAGCATCATAGTTTATCGCCTTGTACTCAGCAGTGTATTTGCGTGTCTTCGCTTCTCGGCACCCCACGCAATACTTCTGCCGGTTGGAAGTTCTCTCGAACTCACAATTACACAAGGAGCAAATTGGCTTACTCGGATTTTTTCTGAGCGTCCGCTTACGTTCCGCGAAACACTCATCAGAGCAATATTCCCTGCTCACTCGCGTTTCGCGAGCGACTGGCTCACCACAATACAAACATGAATTTGCAGGCACGCGCAACGACGTGCTAGAAGCGGCGTCAGCCATACAGAAACCCCTTGCGTTTCGTTTGGTTAGAGGTGGCGGAGTGCTGGAACACACCGCCGCCTCGACAAGAACATATAAGGATTTCAACCGCTGGAAGCAACTTCCTTTGCTGCTTTGTTTATCGCTCGCGTGATGCGACTTTTGACTCGTTTGCGGTTCGCGCGGAAGCTCACGAAGAAAAATGGCGATGCCGGAATTGCCGGAATAGTCGCGCCTTCAAACATGCCGCCCGCGGTATGCGCCTTGGTGCCAAACTCAACGAAGCGCGCGTACCAGGCGTCAGCATCGCCGGCATAGATCGTAATGGTAAGGTCGCCGCCGACGCTCTGGACGGTTCCGAGCGTCATTGCGCCGCGAGGCGCCCTGCCCCACGTCCAGCCGATGCTGTTCTTGAGCGCACCGCTGTCGACAGGGACAAGAGACTTCGCCAAGGCGACAATCTCTTCTGCGCCCTGCTCCATTGCCTCGCGGATACGCGCCTTAACGACCGCAGGAAGCCTATCCAGCTTCTTCTGCAGGCGTTTCAAATTCTGGATTGTCGCTGCCATTATCCAGCCGTCTGGCCTCCTACGGTGAGCAGGCCCTCCAGGTACGCACCCTTCTGATCGAGATCGACAAAAGGTGACACGATCGCGTAAACCGCGCCGTTGCGTGCATCAACGGCACGCCAGGCCGGTGTAACCTGTCGAGTCCACGAAGATGCACGAACTCGCGCCGTATATGGTTGCACGCCTTGCAGGCGGCTTGCCATCACGGCCTCGGAACCCATGCGCGGGATCAACTCGACGGCGTCGGTGAAGACTGTGGCGTATGGGCCAACGCCGGGGATTACTGTCCCCATACCGTCGTCACTATCGCCGCGTTTTTGGAAGTTCAGGCGCGCACGTAGCGAGCCGGCACCTTTTCTAGGAGTTCTGGCCAAGGCGTCTCCCCTTCCTGGCAAATCGTCCCGGCGGCTGTTCGGCCCGCACCGCTTTTTCTGATGCGATTGCCAACGTGGCGCATCTGCGCGTAACGTATTCCGTCATGCCCGCCTTGTAGGCGATCGTCACCGCTGGCGTAAGCTTGAAGTCGTAGTCTTTGGTGAACCTCACCCACGGCATCAGGTGCACGCAGCCCAAAACTGCCAATCGGTGGCGCTCTCGCCGACCCTTACGGTGGACCAGTGCCGCCTTAGCTGCTCAACCCACCAACCGCGCGGTTGCACCGTCAGATGCAGGGTCTCGCCGATCAGGCGCCCCATGCGATCCGGCCGCGTTGCTATCTGCAGGAACGCGCCTCGCGTTGTCGACCGGCGTATGCCGGCCAGCACATCGTCGACCTTCTCGGGCGGAATGTGCTCCATGACGTCAGCGGAAAATCCCCACGTGGCGGTCACCTCCGGCAAATCCCAAAGGCTCGCCTCGACAACATCTTCACGGAGCGGCACCAGATCGATGCCGACGGCCAACACGCCCTGTTTTCGGAACCAGTCGACCGCCTTGCACTGCCCGCACCCGAAATCCAGCAAGCCGTCGCCGGCAGCCATTCCCATTTCGGAGAACGCGACCGGCGCAATCATCTCGCCAGGAGACGTCTTGCTGTAGTTCGGCACGGCCCACATACGCTCATATTTGCGCCGCTCGCGCGCTACCAAGTCCATGCAGCCACTTCTCCAGGCTAATCTTCTCATAATTCCGAAGCGCGCTGACAGGGCTGCAGTTCACCACCCGAGCGCCATGCTCGCGTAGCCGATCAGCCTGCCGGTCGGTGTTTTCGCGCCAAAGTGCTGCCGTCATGCGCGTGGGGTTCCAGCGCTTGCCGACATCATGCTTTCCGTGCCAGTGGACGCCATTGTCGATCCGCATGTCGTAGCCGACCAGCGCGATGTCTCTGGCCCCGAACTGATAAGCCAGGTCGATCGCCGCGAATCCGCCATGACCGCCGGCACCAACAACACCGGGTTCCGTCAACACGAGCTCGTCGTGCCATTTGTCCCTTGATGCCCGCTTTAGCTCGACTTTGTGGACGCCAGGAACATCGCACCTGGATATCCGCAGACCGGCAAAGGTGAGGTTCGTTTCCGACTCCCACCACTGCCAGCCGCGATATAGTTGGGCTTTCCTTGCACCTGATCCCATGACACAGACTCAGAGCCGCTTGGAAAGCCTTCGACTTCGGCACCCTCGCCGAACACGAGCTTTCCGTCGACGACCCAGGTGTCGCCGCCGTCTGTATGGTGATTTTTAGGCTGAAGTTTCATTCGTTTCTTCCGTGCATGTGCGCCATACGCGCCACGGCGCCAGAAGTGCGCGCACCGGCCGCGGTAGAACAGCATCACCGTCAAGCGTCGGGTCTGCTTCGCGATTTTCGTAAAGATCGCCGATCAGCAACAGGATCGCGGCCGTAATAGCCGGCGTAATCACCATGGCGTAAGCGTCTGCCTCGCTCGGGATTTCCTCTGCCGCCGCATAAACCGGCCTATCCAGATGCTCCACCGCGATGTTTTCCGCCGCGGCCTGGTATGCTGCAATTTCAGTGTCGTCATCGTCATGGAGCACCCGCAGATGCTTCTTGACGAGATCAAAGTCGACAAGCGCCATCCGCTCCTCCATAAGAACGGGGCGGCCCTAAGACCGCCCCTTCTGGATTACGCGCTGGCAGGCGTTGCCTCGACGTCGCCGGCGACGAATGCCTCCGGACGATAGACCGCAAGAGCAAGACGCTCTTCGATACGGATGGTGAACATGTTCTTCTCGAAGTCGTCGACGTTCTCGCTCGACAGAAGAACTTCCACATCCATACGGTCGAAGATCTGTGCACCGAGGTTGAACGCGCCGGTGAGGAACTCGCCAGCCGCCATTGCCTGGGTCTGCACGACCGGGAGACCCCAAAGGGTCGGGCCAATCGGGGACATCGCGTTGCCGACGATGTAGCGGCCTTCGCCATCCTTCGTCAGTTCGATCTTCGCCCAGTCGGTCGGATGCAGCACAAAGCCGCTCGACGGATACTCGGCGAGGATGACCTGCAGCACCGCAAGGCGCAGTCGGTCGATCGCGTTCTCCGATGCCGGCGTGAAGGCCGGAGCAAACGCAGTAGCCTGCGGCAGGATACCGTTTAGGTTCTGGCCGGTGTTGTCGCCGTTCAGAAGCTGGTTCTCTTCAACGAACTTCAGGCCGTAGGTGCCGCGCGCGTTGATGTAGCTCGCAAGGCCGGGAGCGTCGTCAAGAATCTGACGAGAAGCCTTGAAGATGATCGTCAATGGTACCGCGTAACTTGCGAGGCGTCTTCACGCCGCATATCTGACACTTCCATTTGTCCCGCTCGAAAACCTTTATTGGGTCTACGCTCTCGACGTAAGCTGCCCTCAAGGCAGCCTTACGCCTTAGCTTTCCAGCCCTCTGTGAATTCCTCTTTGAGCATGTCTGGCTGCAAAACTTTCTATTCATCTCGCCGTAAACTGGCGCGAACACCAATCCGCACTCAGCGCACGGTCGTGGGGACCTATCCCTGCCGTTATCGTTGTGCGCTATGTACTTTGCTCTGCGGTATTTCTCAGCGCATTCCTCGGAGCAGTATCTATCTGCTAGCGTCTTACCGTTGAACACCCGCAAGCACTGCTTGCACCTGCACATGTTTGTGCGGAAAGAGACGGAGAAAGATGCGGCAATTTCCATAAGCTCGCCAGACAACACCGGATCAGCATATGGGATATTTGCCCTGGCGTCGTATCCACACTTCCTTGAGCAAAACCTGGCAGCATCCTTACTGCTCGTTTTGCGCTTAAAGGTGACGCCGCAATGTTCGCATTCTTTTTCTGGCGCATTGGCGTGGCGCTTCTCGTTCTCCGCCACAAGGTCTCGTACTCTCCTACTGTGACAGTGCTTCTTTGTACACGTTCTGGAGCAAAACACCTTGTCGGGCCTGCCGAGAAAAGCAGCACCGCATTGCGGACACGTGCCACTGATTAGCTTTCGTTCTGGCTTCTGCCGCTCGGCCTTTCGTCTTGGAGGCTTTCTTCGGCTATCGTCACGGCAAGAAGAATCGCAAAACTTGCGCCTACGACCTACGATCTTTTTTTCGCAGTGTGCGCATTTCCATTCCGTGAATACCGGCGGCTTGTTAATAGAGCAGCAATTCTCGCAATACTTCGGTTTTGGTCCGCGCTTTGCGGTCCGATCGATATTGCCATCGCACTTTACGCATTTTCTAAAATTATCATTGGCTACAACTGGGCCACCGAAGAGCGCATCCATCAAGGTCTCGACTCCTTGTCGACCTCATCTCAGAGCGGGTGAGCCGAAGCCCACCCGCGACACCAGCGCAAGAGGTCGAGAATTGCGCCGGTCGTAAAACCAAAAGCGCCAGGGAGCGTGCCGGTTTATCGTTCCGGTGCTCAACCTGGCGCAGGATCGCCCGTCGCCAGAGGAGTTAGCGCCAGGCAATTTGGTTCAGTAATGCGGCGCCTCCTCTCAGGGTTACGACGCGCAGTCGGCCACACTACTGAATTCCATACCGTGGGCGCATGCTATACAGAGGCGGGGCCACGGTATACGAGATAGGCAAGGAACGGCCGGCAACGAACGCCAACCTTCTCAGGAGTTACAATTTCCTGCCTTGCCGGTATCGCAGACAGGGTCCGCGTAGCGGCACGTCCTGTCGTGCTGTAGTTACGCCCACCTCAGCGGCGGAACACACGTCCCTGCCGGCCGGTTAGGTTAGCAGGAGGATTGGCCATGCCACAGCCGCAATGGATACAAATATTATGGTCGAAAAAACCCGCCGCATCTGGTGAGATGGCTGCAGCGTTGGTGCCCGACAAGCGAGCTCTCGTTCTATTCGAAGACAATCTGAGCCCAGTCCGGAAATGGCAGACTGAACTTCTGAAGATGGATCAGGACGCATTGCGCGCGATGGATATCGCTGTGATTTGCGTCTCTGCCGACGAGGGGCCATCCATGATAAACGGCCGGCCACAATCGCTCCCGGTTGTCGACCTACGTCGAGAACTGCAGGGTGGAGACGGAAAGTTCGAAGCAATATTGATTGACAAGGACGCCAACATTCTTCTCCGGTCCGATGCCCCAGTAACTATCGCTCAAATTGAGGAAGCGGTGAGCGGCGAAAACGGAATCACCACGCCGTGAAACGTCCGTTGTCAGGCTGCAGCGAGAGAAAAACTCCTTTACCAATCAAGGATGCGGGATAGCCTGGCGCCATCGAGCTCGATCACCAAAGTATCGAGGAACAAGTTCCCTCGCCGGGCATTGTGACCCGGCAACGTCTTAACTTACCGAGGGAGAGTTACCTTGAACAACATAATTTGGTTAGTCGGCGCCATCGTCATTGTACTAGCGATTCTCAGTTTTTTCGGGCTTCGTTGAATCGGCCAGGCAAAAAAGGCAGCGACGGGAGCCGGCGGACCTGCTGGCATCAACCGTCGCGCACGCCGTCGCGGTCGCAGTCGCGCCGGGCGTCTTGAACTTTGATCGTGGGAATGCGCTCCTCAGATAGGATCTATTTCCTGCCGTTCAAGACGCGACCGATGGAATTGAGGCTGTCCCGGCATCTTCCGCGAGGTGAACCGTCCGCGAGATTTCAGCGCCCCAAAATGAAGAAGGCCACTCGATGGCGGCCTTCTGTTAATCCATCCATTCAATTAAATACGGCGCGGCAGGCGCCTTCACCGGACATTACGCCGCTATTTTCTTTTGCTCGCTCTCCACGACTTTCTTCTGCTTGTACTCCACGAAGAGCCGAGCCGTTTCGTCCGCCACTATCAGCGCGTCGATCGCCGCGTCGATCAACCACGGTCCCGCTTTTTCTGCGTATGCCGGTGCCTTCCCCATCGCAATGCCGATCTCCTTCGCGGTCGCGTCAGTAATCGCCAAGTCGAGAACCTTCGCATGATCGCCGAGGATACGGCGAAGGTGGTCGACGTAGTCGCCAGTTTCAAACCGCACGGCAAACTCACTCGGCGGGCCTTCGGATGCCGATATCTCGCCGGTCGGCTTCGGCTTCTTGATGCCTCCGACCCATTGCGGTCCGGCGATAATAGCATCAGGTGCGCGAGTAGCCGGGACAGGAAGGTTCTCGAACGGTACGGAACCATCCACGCCATGGGCACGAAGGACGGCACGAGCCTCTTCGACACCGTACCGGCCATGCTTGTCCTGCTGCGAGGGAGCCTCGCGGGGCAGCGGATCGTAGCAGTCAGCGATTGCCTTTTCGCCGGAGAAGGGGCGCGGATATGATGCCGCAGCGAAGGGCGAATCCGTATCTCGAGTCCGTAGATACGCCCAGATCGCCGCCTCAGCGCGTTCCTTCGATGAGCCACCCTTGAGACCTCGCCGGCGTTCGACCGGCTTGAGAGAAGCGCCATTGGCCGTCGTACCCCATTCGATGAGCTTCCCATCCCGGAATCGTAAATCGCCAAACCTCGTGTCGGTCCCGCCGTTTCGATTTCGTGTGCTGATCGGTGCCGCCTCGGCGCGTTTGTAGGTGTTGACGACCTTCCCGGTGTGCTCCCACCGCTCGGACCCGGTCACGGTCCAGCCGACGGCACGGAGCAGTTCAGCTTCCGAAGGACGAATTTCGACCTGCGCTTCAGCAGTGTCATCGTCATCGGGTTCTGGGATGAAGCCTGCCCCTGGATAGCACAGGTTCCTCCAGTGTCGGAGAGCGAACAGTCTTGCCCCGTCGCGACGATAGGCTAGTCGCTCAAGCGTGGGCCAGGCGAGGACGTCGGTCGCGTTGTTGTCGTTGGCAGGCGCGGGAGTGGTCTTCTTGGCCATAGCCGGCTTGCTTGTCTGGGGCGGAGGCGAAGCGGATACTGTTGTCAGTAGGGCCGACAGTTGGGAGAAGTCCCGGACACTCGGTTTGTGTTCAGTCATCGGATCTCCTAGTTCGTGAATCTTGGCCGCGGTAACGGCAACTTGTCGATGGCATCCGACAGGACGTTTGGGACGCCATCTGGCCCTTCCACGATAGCGGCTGCCTTCTCCCTCATCCCTGCGGCGGCCCTTTGCCTTGCCTCCTCCGCAACCGTGCGGGTGACCATGCGCGAGAGTATGTGTTCTCGGTCCGCCCTCGCTGCGGCGAGCTCGCACTCCATGTGCTTTATCCGCTCTTGTAGCTGTCCGATGACAATGTGAGCATCGGCCAAGTGGCGACGGTAGTGTTGCCCCTGGTGCCGTGGATCGCGCGGCGCCGTACTGTCGGCAACCATCGTGAGGGCTGCAGTTTTAGCCACTTCACGTTCTCTTTGAGCGGATTCCTCTGCGGTTTTGATGCGACGTCTCATTTATGTCGAGCCCCGTATAACGTGCTGGGCATGCGTCCTCCTGTTGGTTGGAGGGTTGAAGGCGCTTATGGCGCTGATGGCGCTGAGTGAGTGCACTATTAAAGTAGTATAAGCGCGCGAAAACGGTCGGGAAAAACGTGGCGCGGGCGGCGCGGTGTTGCATGTCGGCCACAGGGGTCCGGTCGCCGGGTGGCTGCCGCGCGTTGCGTCGCACAACAGCAATTGCGCATTGCAGCAAAATGCGATATAGGGAAATTGTCTTCGGTGCACTCCTCCTCCCAGGTGCCGTTGACACCGACCAGGCCACCTCCTCCCGGCCTTTGGTCAGAATCGAAGCCTGCCGCACTCCTCCTCCCAGCGGCAGGCTTTTTTCGTTCTGACGGCAGATCAGTTCGGGTGTGGCGGCGTCAGCCAATGACTTGATCTGTGCAGAACCGGCACATATTTACCCATTATTAAGGCCCGTAACGACATCGTCTCTCCAACCCTGAAGCTGGCTGGAGTTGTAGATGCGTATTGGCGGCGGCGCAGTGCTTTTGATCGTTCCACTCATTGCGATCCTGCTCTTCGGGGCGTCCGTCGCTTGGCGCCAATTGGAAACCATCGACCCCATCATGACTGGCTCGATTAGGTAGGTTTCGGGCGCGTTGGCGGGCCGCCAAGATGAACGGCCAACATGGCATGTTCGTCGTTCGCATCTACGCCTTTGAACCACTTGCCCGAATCCAAGCTCGCGCTACGTTCTTCCTGTGCCAAGGAGGACGCGAATGTCGAAAACATGGGACGAACCGGTAATCGTCGGAGACCATTTGTTCTTCAGTCCGCACCAAGCGAGCCAATTCCTGCGAGTCTATCACGCAAATTTGGAACGCGGGCGGGCCCATGAGGCGGAAGGCGTGTTAGCTGCCGCCATTGATGGCCGAGTCCCTCCCGAGGTAGCGCGGGAGGCTTTCCTGCAGGCGGTGAGGCTCGCGCAGAGCTGAGTGGCCGCGAGTGTCCCTTGCGCGCGCACGATAGAATTGTCCTCTCTCTCAAAAGAAAAGAGATTGGATTCCTATCGTGTTGCTGCGCGCGCAAGGGACACTCGGTGACACTTGCATTTACTAACTGGATGCAACCAGCTCGCGGACCCTCTCTCGCCGCACCTTTTCCATTTCCGCCCGATGAGCGAAGCAATCGTACACCGCCGGATTGACGGTGTAGGTGACAGAATCTCGGCGTAGCGATGGCACCGGGTCCACCCATGACATGGCATCCAGCTTCCGAAGGACCTCCTCGGCCTGGTCCACATCCATTTCTCGCATTGTCCGGTCACCGCGCCGCACATCCCGAACAGTGATCTTCTCCGGCTGATGAGCCAATATCCAACCTGCCGTGGCCAGCACCGCGTCGTACCGATCAGAAAGCCCCAAGATGTTTGCGTAGAACGCCAGCGCATGCGGAAACAGAAAATCATGCAAGAAGTCCGCCGCCCGTTTCGCTGTCTCATAAGGAATGACCGACGCGGGCCGCGGGGACGTCGCTTCGATGCAATGGAAAACGATGCACAGCCTAGCAAAAAGCCCGTCGTACTTCCCGATGTGAGCGCCAAGCTTCCGGTTTAGGATCTCCCAAGAGCCCTGCATTTCGTGGTGGCGCTCCGACAATTGCTGTCGAAGATCCTGCGCCCCAGCGTCGAACTTCAACGGCACCTCCGCCATCAACCCTTGCTTCGGGCGTTGTAATTGATGAAGTCTCCTAACAAGGCCCGCATAGTCGCCGACCGCGGGGGATGGAGGCACATCAAGACCTACGGATGACGGGCCAAGGCAGATCGGAAACAAGCGCTGCAAGAGGCCGTCGTCGGCAGCGTCAGCGGCTATGCGTCGGATCGGCTCGGGCTGGATTCCGCCGAGCATTGAAACCGAAAGATTGTCGATCGCAACAACACCGCGGCCGACGCGGTTAACACTGTAGCTGCCTCCATTGAACGCCTGCAGCCAGAAGCTTCGATCGGCGGCAGCCCCCTTCCCTGAACCGTATTTTTCCATCGATCCGAACCAACCGGAAAGCTCGTCCCGGATCAGCAGGACGCCGTTTCGGCTGTCCCGGAGCACTTCCTGAGCTGCCTCTACGGTCACGTCCTCGATGCGAACACGTACCTGTTTCGGAGGTATTTTCTCCGCCTTACCGGCTTTGTCCAGGGAGTCGTACTGGCGCTTCTCGTCGAGGTATGCGCGGACGAGATCGTCGTCGATCGCTCGCAGAGGCCTGGTTGCAGCGTTGATGATAGGCGACTTCTTCGCACTTGGATTGCCAATCAGCGCAACCCAGAGGCGCGCCGCTTCCTCCCAGTCGTCATGGCGCTTCACTTTCAAAGTGATCGCGTCAGGAATGGCCGCAGCGCACACCGCTAGAGCGGCCGCAGCAAGCCCGCCCGCGTCCACGCCCATGATGTCGGCCTGAGAGAGCGCGAAGTCTTCGATCGCGCCTGGCAAAATACCAAGCTGCAACGGGGGATGTCGCCGCTGTTCCCATGGGTCGACCGGTCGAGGCACGTCTATAGGGGCGACATTATCATTTGCAGCGATCAGCGGCTGGGCCTTAGCCGTGATTTTCGCGATGATGCCCGCAGCGGCGTGAGTGCCGGCAGCCCTCTCCTCCTCGTGCGGCACACCGAACTTGCTCCACATTCTTTCAAAGTCCCGTATCGGGTCCCTGCCTTCATAGCGTGCGAACCAGTTGCCCGTGGCAGACAGAAATGCAGCGCAGGCCTGTTCGGCAGTCAAGCCATCGAAGGCAAGTTGTTCGACCACCTTTGAAGCCCAGGCGGAGCGATCGCCGACGTCATTGGCGGCGAGCAATTCCCCGGCCGTTTCTGATAGGGTAATACCGTCAATCGAAGGCAATTCGCCCAATGTCACCGTGCGGTGACCCTGTTGCGGCGCCATCCAAGGCTCGAGCACGCGCAGCAGTTCGTCGACGTTGGTCAAGCTGCCGTCCCAGGGTTCAGCGACTGTGACGGCCACTGGGTCTGGATTCCGGCCACGTGCGAGTTTCTTGGCATTGGGCCAGTTTAGGCAGCCAGGCACTCGCCAGACGTGCGACACGTCGACAGTGCAGTGATCTGCGTTCGCAGCGCGCTTCAAAGCCATAGCGATCGGCTTAGCCTCGGCTGGCGCTAGCGGCTTATCAAGCATAAGAAAGCATTGAAAATTGCCGGGCGAACTCTCGATCACACAATTGGGATCGACAGGCAGAGCACCAGAGCGACCGGTGTCATCGTCCATATCGGCCACGAGGGACAAGACGGCCACCACGTCCGCCTCTGCGCCCTTCTTGCCGCGTTCCAAGGATGGGCGCATCAAGTTGGGGCAGATGTACACGTTCGCATTGGGAGTGGTGGCGTGAGCCATCACGGCTTCAATCGTCCCCTCGACGTCCCCGACGGCATGATGGCTAATGATGCCTCCGGCCTTGTCCTCTCCGTTTGGGTTAGCGAAGAAAGCCGAAACCACGAACTTGCCGGCGATGCCGGCCGCCAGAGAGTGGAGCATTTCGACATGGGTGCGGACTGCAGCTTCATCGAACGCGGGAGCTGAATTAAGCTGACTGATGGCGGGCAATTTCGGCAATCTGGCCTCCTAAAGCGACTGATGCTGCGGCTGTGATTTTTTCGGCAATTTCCGGTCGGAAGGTCACCGCATGGTGACCACCGATGTTCCCGGATACGGTGCGACGGGTGCCGTCGGGGTACTCGCGGAGCATCAGACCATTGATGCGAATATCCCCCAGCTGAACGCTGAAGCGGGCAATGGTGCGACCTGCTCCAGGTGACGAAGGCGGTCTTGCGACCGCCTCGATTTGGCAAATTGTTGGGGTGGTCATCATCGCCGACCCGCCGCGTCGTTCTCGATCTTTTCAATTACCGCCATCCACACAAACTCAGCGGTTCTCGGATCAGCAAAGAATGCGTCGCCGACGTACCGAAGAAGGCCAGACTTTGGTGGAACGTCCTCGCCCCAGTATTCGACGAAGCCGAAGCGGCGACGGTTGCCCTTCTCGCCCTCGGTCAGCATCGCCTTTTCTGGGAATAGTGCCGGCGAATGTTTGTCGATCGGCCTTGCGTCGGCGGCGTATCCATCAAGGAAATCAATGGCGAGGCCGTACCCCCTTACACGAGGTATCGATGCTTGTTCCGCGCGCTCGCGCAGCCGTTGGAAAGCGCGTGGTTCTGTAATGATACGAGTCAAAAGATCCTCCTTCCCCGGCGCGACGGCCGGTCGGCTAATGTTGATGGTGGTGATGGGGGTTAAGCGGCTCGGGCGGCGATACGCTGATCGAGCCAGGCTTCAACTTCGTCCCGTACGAAGGCTATCCTTCGCTCGCAGAGCTGCACGTGCTTGGGAAAAGCACCGCGAGTGCGAAGTTTATTAATCATTGCGCGGCTCAATGAGGTGACTTCACATACCTCTTCCATGGCGATCAGCCGTGGACGGTTATCATTTTCGGAAAGCATGCGTCTCCCTTTCTCGGCGCCGTCCAGAATCCGAGCGCCGCTTGAATCGTTGTCAAAATAGGTGAGACCGGACACCATGCCGGGTTCGGGTTTAGGGGCGCTTAGCAGCGCCGCGTCTTTCGGTGACGCTCCGGCGGGGGTGCCGCGGCTACGAACCTATCGAAGGGTTCGACATGTGACATCGATGTCGTCTATCACGCTCTGGAACGTAGACAGTTTTTACATTTTTTCAAAGCAGTTTTGTCGGCGTCGGAGCAAATTTTGTACTTGACACATTTGTAAAAAAGCTAGGTTTTGCTTGTGCTGCCAAGACAAAATGCCTCCCAGTCGTCCATCAGCTTACGCCGTTTCGCTAGCGCGTCCCCTCGCCTATATGCGCGCTCGACGGCATCACCCACTGCGTGGGCAAGAGCCGCCTCTGCCACCTCGCGTTGATGATGGGTCTCCTCAGCGGCCCAGTCGCGGAACGCCGAACGAAACCCATGAACGGTGAATTCCGACGCACCGGTGTCGTCCAATACATTCGCCAACGCTGCATCGGATAGCGGCCGCTTCAGCTTCTGCCCAGGGAAAACCAAATCGTTGACCGCGATCTTTCGCATTTCTTTGACGATCTCCACGGCGCGACCGCAAAGAGGCACACGGTGCTCGCGAGGCTCCTTCATCCGCTTGGCAGGGACTGTCCAGACTGCCTTGTCCAGATCAAACTCGGGAATGGGTGCGCCGCGCGTTTCCCCGCTCCGTGCGGCAGTAAGTATGGTGAACTCAAGAGCCCGAGCCGCTACTCCGGTCTTAGCTTGCAAACGCTTCATGAACGCCGGTATTTCGCTGTATGGCATCGCCGCATGATGACCACGAACCAGTTTCTTTGGTGTTGGCAGTATTTGGTCGAGATGACCCCGCCATTCGGCCGGATTGTCCCCCGTGCGAAGACCACGTGCTCTAGCATGGTCTAAGACAAGTTTAATGCGTTCGCGAGTTTTTGTCGCCGTTTCAGGCATCGCGTCCCAAAGAGGTGTCAGTACCCGCACCACAGCGTCGGTATCTACGTCTGCGATTGCAATCTTCCTAAGGCCTTTTGCATAGGTCGATGCGAACCGCTGCCAGGCCGGTTTTGTTTGCTTCCCGCGCCACTTCGGCGACATCGTCTCGATGTACTCATCCGCCAGTTCACCAAACGTCATCGGCTTTGCTTTTTTCTTCCGTTCCTCCATCTCTGTGAACGGATCTCCACCACGCCCGAGTATGGTTCGAATCTCTTCAGCCTTCACGCGAGCGGCGGACAGCGAAACCTGACCGGTGCCAGTACCGTAGTTACCGAGTCCCATCTCCCGTCGGCGACCGTGTCTCACGTAGATGAAGACCCAAGACCTGCTTCCACTCTTCGAAGTGTGGAGCCATAAGCCATCGCCATCACGCAGTTTTGGTTTCGTTGCGGCCTTGATCTCCGCAACCGTCAGCAGATTTCTGGCCAT